CTATTTAAATAAAGCCACAGCAAGCCCAGAACAACAGCCTATGCAAAAGCCATTAAGCCAGCCTTTGCGATAAGCTTTTTTATTTTGCCTGTTCTGCTCCGTCCGTTCCGCTTCCAGCTGGCGCTCCAATGCTTGATATGATTGCTGCGTTTGCTGCAGCAAGCTCTCTGCATTCTTTAGCGAGCTGTTGGCATCGCTTAATGCTGTTTTGCTATTGCCAATTGCTTCATCAGCTCGCTCGACGGCTTGTCCAGCATCATTAATTCGTCTTCGAGCAGCATCAATTTGGCTTGTAACAGCCTGCTGTTGTTGCTTAATGTCTGCCATTGTTCCGTCGGTAGCAGCACGTACCCCACTGGTGCTACCGGTATGTTCGTATTGCCCGCATCTGCCGCTGAGCAGCAGACCGGCAAGGCATACAAGGCCAGCGATAAGCAGAGCGTAACCAATAACCTTAACTTCGCGCTCACCATTGACATGCATGTCACTCTCCCCTCTCTGCAATGTAATCGGTGATGCCGCGGGCGATGGCACGCGCTAGCTCGTCCTGCTGCTCAACCAACATCCGGCAATCATCAGCATTGCTGATAAAGCCCATCTCGACCAGCACAGCAGGCATGTGCGTGCTATTAAGGACGACCAGGTTAGGCCTAGCCTTGACGCCACGGCTCAACGTGCCCATGCTGTCCACAATCTGATGCAGGATGCAGCTTGCCAGCGTATCAGCAGCGCTCCATTTGTCATATACGAGCACCTCGGTGCCACGTGCTACAGGAGTAGCAGCGTTACAGTGTAAGCTCACAAAGATATCAGCAGGCCAGCTGTTGGCCGCTAGGCAGACATTAGTATAGGCTGCATCCTCACCAGCAAGATTATTGCTCTGCACGGACTTGACCTCACAGCCAGCAGCCGTCAGATATTGCGCCACCAGCGCACCGACATCACGCGCTATGTCTGCCTCAGTTACACCGTAGTCGCGATTAACAGCGCCAGGGTCGATGCCCGGATGATGGCCAGGGTTTAAAAATACTCTCATAATTAATCAGCTCCTTCCCGGCCAGCGAACAGCGTAAAATGGTATAAATTATACCGGTTCCAGGTGTTCGCTTGCCGTTTTTTTAAATTTAAAGTGTACTTACGATAATCCCTAAAAAATTGAAAGTATACTTTTTTAGTCGTCTTTGGAAATCCTGAAGGCTCTCGTCTCGATGGCCTTGTTGCCCAGCTGAACCAACAATAGCGCCACCATACCAAGGGTGCAGCTCTCATAATTGCCCCAGGTTTTTGCAAAAAATGCCAGCCACAAAGTCACCAGCACCCACACGACAAAGCCTACCACAGCACAGATTCTGCCTACGCTGTAGGCATTGTCGTCCTTTTTAAGCATATTAAGTAATTTACGCATTTTTTCCTCCATTGAGATTATAGTTCGGCAGCTCATTTAGCTGCTCCATCAGGCTGTCAATCACGCCATTGTCCCCCAGCGCCTCATAACTCTTGTAGCAGGCGTCGATGCTTTCTTTGGCATAAATGGGCACCCAGCCTTTCTCACAGACGTAGTGGTTGTAGGCCTGGATGATTCTGTCCCTCAGCAGCGCCTGTACGCCTGCCCTCAAGGCGTCGTTCTCTCTCTTTTTGGCACGGTATAGAGCAAAAATATAAGAGATAACAGCGCCAGCAATAATATTGATTATTGTTTGTATCGTTGACTCAAACATGTAACACCTCGATTAACTATAGATAATAAGTTTTACGCCACCTACATCAGCGTCGACCTTGTCCAATTTGGCCTTATCCGCAGCACTCATAAGCCCCGCCGTAGTGGCCGTCGCGTTGCCGGGTGTACCTGTAAGGTCACTGTAACTGCCTGTACGTGCGACGTCTGCCAATGCGCTGAGCCTGTTAAAAAATTTATACCCCAGATTATACACAACCTTGTTTTGGATGGCATTTGTACTGTCAGCATCCAACGTATCATCCACAATGACAGCCGCTGGAATAGTAGGTTTGTTGGTCAAATCGTTATAACTGCCCGTCTTGGCAACGGCTTTAAGCTCACTGCTCTTGACGTAGGCAGCAAGCGACTGATGCTGCGTCAGATATCCGGCATCGTTTTGCAGGGCTGACACCTTGGTGGGTATGGTCGGTTTGTCGCTCAAATCATTATAGCTACCGCTTGTCGCCACAGTCGACAACCCTGTAATCATGCTGGCAGGATGTGTTGACGGATGAGTGTAGACTGTATCCGTAAATTTAGCGTTGGCAGGGACGGAGGCGCCGATGGTGTAGCCGTTAATTTTTCCGACAGTCAGATTGTCGGTTGCCGGGTTGTATTTAAATTTTGAGCACTGATTAGCCAACAACTCAGTTGTGCTGTTGGCGTTATCCTGGAAAATTACAGGTCGGTCGGCATTCGCCGCACCTGTAGACAACACCAAGCTTTGAGCTTTCGAGCAAAGGCCGTTAACATCTCCGTTGACATTACCGATAAATGTCGTCGCCTTAACATTTGCCGGGAAATATGCGCTCTGCATCCAATCCCATGTATATAGATGTCCATTGTCAGCCATATTGCTGGGAGTAGTCCAGCCAGCGCCGCCAAATCCCATGATACGGTTAATTGTCAATCCGCCATAGTTGGTATTAACCTCTTTGCAGCCAAATGTAAATCGGATGATATCATATTGCGAATTTTCGCTGTTACCATAGGTTGTAAGCGGGGTGATGTTTATGATGTTGTAGCCAGACCAACCGAGTAGTGTAACTTTATCTGCAAATTTTATAAAGTTTTCCGGCTTGGATTTTAGCGACGCGTCGATAGTGCAATAACAACCGCGGCACCCATTATCGGTTATATAGAGCACAAATTTATTAAGCGTGGTATACAGGCCAAACGTCTTTGGGTTGATGGTTACCCGCAGCAGACAATCTGCTGTAAGGCCTGTTGTACTAGTTCTGCCGATTGTGCACGGGCGGCTGGTACAAAAAAGCTCAGTTTTTTGGGCATCCGTCAACCCATAATCCACCCATGTTGCGCCAGCATCTCGCGAAAACTCAACTGTAATGCCTGCCGCCCTGCCAAACGCGAAACGATTCGCACCAAGCTGCGGCACCATGGATGCATCAATGGGGCTAAAACCATTACTTATATTTCTGCCGCCCCACTCAAGGTCAGCCTCATAAATTTTATCGGTTTTGGCCATCTTTTTATCAAGCTCAGCCTTGATAGCCTTATTTTGCACCGGGTTTGTGCTGCTGGCACTGAGCTGGCTGTCAATCGTGACTTTAGGCAGCAGGCCTACAATCGGCTTACCGTCCGCGCCTGTCGCCTTGACTCCTGCCGCAAGGTTATCGGCAGTGACGGTGTCGCCGGTAAGGTCTACCAGCGTCGCACCATCGTATATAACTTTGTTCACTGCCATGGGTTAGCCTCCTCAGCCTATGGTAACGGTCAAGCCGCCCTGTGGATTCTCGCTCTCGTTGTACGGGATAGCCTCGACGGTGACCTGAGACAGATAGTTGTAGCCGCCGGTGCTGTCCGGCAGAATGGTCTGCGCGGTGGTCTTAGGGGTAGCGGTCTTAGCCTGCGCCTTAGCACCCTCGGTGCCGCTCATTGTACCGGTTACGCCCAAAATCTTGACGCCGGAGCGGATGTTGGTAGCGATGAGCTTTGCCTGCTCAGTGGCGCTGATGGCCACCTTGCCGGAGCCGTCATGGTAACCGATGGGGATGGTGTAGGACTCATCCTTTGTGCTGATGGTGCCGGTAGCAGCGCCGTTGTTTTTCATCGTGCCGGTCAGCTTTTTGCCGTTGACGTAAGCGGTCTTGCCTGCCAAAATCTCAGCTACGGCCGCGGTAGCATCGCTGGTGTCTGCGTCAAATGTGCAGGTACCGGTAACGAGTGCGCCGCTCTTGTCATGCGCGGTGTAGGTGCTGAGCAGCTTGTCAGCAGTGACGGTATCGGCCGTCAAGTCAATCAATGTTTTGCCACCATACACAACTTTAGAAATATTTTTGTTAGCCATAAAAATTACCTCTCTTTCTGCCCTATACTTAACTGTATAGGAGATGATAAAAAATGAAATTACCTAATGGATTTGGCTCAATAGCCTGCTACAGCGGCAACAGACGCCGCCCCTACATCGTCCGCAAGTATATCGATGGCCGCCAGAAGATAATCGGCCAATACGCCACGTATGAGGACGCTTTAGCGTTTTTGGTCGACTACAACAAAAACCCGTCACTGTTTGCCCCGGCCACGATAACCTTTGCTGAGGTATATCGGCTGATGGCTGCTGAGCGCTACCCCAAGATAGCAAAATCAACGGCCAACAACTATAAGGCTGCCTTTAAGCATTGCCATGAGCTGCACACACGCCCGTTTGCAAAATTGGAGATACCCGACCTGCAGGGTGTAATCCGTGGCATGAGCCGTCGCAATATCGGCTATGCCTCGCAGAAGAAATGTCGCCAGCTGATGCACCTCATGTACGAGTATGCCGTAAAGTATAAGATCATACCGGCAGCAGCTGATATAACCTGCTACATCGACATCGACAAAAAGGTGGTCAGGTATCCCAAAAAGCCGTTTATTACCCGTCAGCTCAACCGGGTAAAGAAGCTGGCTAACAGTGATGATACACTGGCGCGCTGGGCGATGTGCATCGTGATGATGTGTTACAGCGGCGTGCGGCCGGGCGAGTTTCTGGCCATCCAGAAAAACGACGTTAAGCTCAAGCAGCGTTACTTTATCGTGCGTGACAGCAAGACTGAGGCTGGCCGCAACAGGGCTGTACCGATAAGCCGCAAAGCGCTGCCTTACTTTAAGTTGTGGATGGATAAGCCGGGCAAAACGCTCATTACTGTAGATGATGGCGCCGCTCTGTCCTATCATCGTTTCCGCACACGCTTTGATAACGTCATGGACGCGACTAATTGTCATCACACGCCGCATGAGTGCCGCCATACCTGTGCCACGATGCTCGACAACGCAGGAGCAAATGACACTGCTGTCAAACGCATTCTAGGGCATGCAAGCCAGGGCGTGACAAAAGGCGTGTACACGCACAAATCACTGCATGAGCTTAAAAAAGCTATTGATATGCTATGACTTTGGTAAAATCAGCCATTTTTGCCAAAGACGTCAGATGTCTTTTGGAAAAAGTGCCAAAATTACTAAAGACGCTGTGTTGCTAACGTGTTGCTTATCTGGTAGGCGCTGGCGCTGTTAAGCCTTGCTGCATCGAGGGATTACTGTTGCTAACGTGTTACACGTTGGCCGACATCGGCCTGATGTGCCCCAAACACCGTCACAGCAAGGGTTTGAGCCATTTTAGAGGTTGAGGGTAACAGCCTCAACTTCAGTAACGGTTGTTGCCTGCTCTACCTTGTCCTTAGCAGCTCTATACGCCACGTGCAAGGCGTTTGAGCGATTTGCGACAGATGCAATAACCATACGCAAATCGTTGGCTGTTACCTTAACGTCCTGGTTATCTGCCGTAGTCCAATCAAGGGAAGCATCAGCTCCCTGTACGTCTAAGGCAATGATGGCAGCGTTGATGCGCTCGCGCGCTTTGCCATCGTAATCATAGCTGTTACCGTTGCAGGTAATCGGCTCAACCTCTTTTGCATCCCTCTCAGCCTTAAGCTCAGCGATTTTGGCAGGCTTTGCAACAGCCAGCAGCTCTGCATCTGTCGGTGCTGGCTTTGCGTATACGCTGCCGTCATCAGCAATGAGGTACTCGCCGTCAGCATTGCCAATGAGCTTGTTAAAATCATCGTGGTTGACGATAACATAGCCTTGTTTAAGGTAATCGGCGATTTGCTCTTCGCTGTATTCTACAGCTAATTTGGTATCTTTTCTGTTGCCGTTTTCCGGCAGGATAAGATATTGATTTACTCTTTTATCGTTCATATTTTTTCCTTTCTACGCTCACAGATTTTGCCTGTGGGCGATTTTTTTAATGATTTAGGTGTAATGATAAGCGTGGTTTTAAAATAGTTCGTTATGAGCCTTTCTGCAGTGGGGAGTTGGTGCACCGTATTCAAACCGTTACAGTATTACCACTCTACCAATCTCGTTTTCAAATGCCGACTTTGCGTTAATGATTACCAACAACAATCTTGATGCAGGCACGTTTATTTCTGGCGCACCTATCTCAAAAACGCAGGTAAAAATTTGGAACAATGCTTATAGCGATGCATACAATTTTTTCGCAGTTGGTTATTAGCGCAGTGGGGAACTACCCAATCATCGCCAATCACATTTCCGGTAAGCTTTGCGTCAAAATGCCTTACCGTTGTGCCACAGCTACAAGCTCCCGGCGATGGCGCTAACATGAGCAAAAACAGGGTATGTGTTACCAATTTAACAGCTCGCGGTTTTGCTTTAGAGTTTCCGCAGAGCACCTATAATTACATAGCAATCGGCATATAAATTATTTGCCAATGACTAACCACCACGCGCCATCCATAATCACACCTGAGTGTTCGATATTGAAAAGTATAGACATTTGATTATTGGAGTAACTAACGATATATGGGCCTGTGCCTACATCAGGCCGTACATTAGTCATATGTAGTTGCGTACTAATTGTGTAAATTGTTTTGGTAAACGATATAGGGAAAACCGCAACCTTAGGGGTGTCGGAACGGACGTTATTATGGCTGACATATCCCCACTGCTAATAACCTAATGCGAACCAATTGGCATAACGGCTTGTGTTACCATCCCAACAACCACTCACAAGAATCAATACACTGCTGGTAGTTTTATTGCTATGTGTAAACAAAACATATATCCCATCAATTATTGTCGCGGAACCAGCAACGATATAATTAGGATTTGAGAATGCGATTGGTAAAGTTATTGTTTTAGACCAATTTTGAGCAGCAACTCCATTGTCAGCAACTCCCCACTGCTTACCTGCCTACAGCTATCCAAAGAGCGGTATCATTTGCGTCCCAGGCTGATGCTGTTGCTGCCATAAATGAGCTGCGTGTGATGGCCTGTAATGACAACGGCTTCTGCCAATATGACGAGTCATCACGGAGTACATATGTCGCTACTACCGCTAAGCAGCGCGCCGGGAATGTAAGTGGGAACGATGTTGCGTAACCGTTTTGTGTAGCAGTTCCCCACTGCTATTTACCTAGAGCTATATATGTTAATTGTCCATCATTAGTTGCATTATCAGCGTCCCAACATCTGATAACTGCACCTGTATTTGATAACGAATAGAGATTTACAATTACATCTCTATTGCCATGATTTGCTTCAATAATAAATGTTGGGCTTAGTGCGAATACTGTGGTAAAAGGCATCGGGAACGTTACTGCGTTATTGTTATTGTTGTTGTCGAGAGTTCCAGCTTTAGCATTGTAGATAGTTCCCCACTGCAGAATTAGCCCGTTTGAGAATTTTACATAGCCGTTCTGTTCTAACAAGGCTGCTACGATATATGCGCCATCATCTTTTAATAACGCTAAATCGTTATCAGCAATGATGTCTTTAAATTGATTATATAATGTTTCCGACGGAAAGACGTGTATCTTCCCGAGATTTGTTGTTGACTGAGCCATTTTTTACCTCCTTTAAATCGTTACGTCAACGGCATGGGTGTTGATTTCGTCCGACCACTCGATTGTCGCGCCATCAGCTACGTTACGGCCGTATATCGTGTAGGTCTCGCCCGGCGTAACACCGACATATTTTTCAAATGATTTATCGCCGTAGGATGACAGATACGCTATCTCAACGTCGCCATGCGCTATCGCCTCTCCGTTCGTGCCGACGTAACCTGCTTTTACTTTTGTGCCAGAGTTGCGTTTCGAACCGCTCATCTTGACAACGGTTACAACCGGCGGAACGACCAGTGTATACGGCTTTTTGGCGTAGCTGCTGGTGCTGCTAAACGCTCACTCGCTTATGGTTACGCTGCCAGCGGTGACGTGCTCTTCTAGCGCCACGGTATACGAGGCATTGGCTACATAGGTAACATCAACGTCAGCGGTGTATGTGGTGCTGTAGACAATATGGAGCTTTGTGGTCAGCCCCATGTCGCCGGTCAGGATAACCTGCCCGTTAGTCCCGGTGGCCATGTCCGTGCCATTAATATTAATGGTCTGACCTTTTAATGGTGTGCCATCCGGCATCTTAAGCCTCAGCGTCAAACTGACGGCGCGGTATATCTGAGCGGTGTACAATTTTGCTGTTCTGGCTGCCTTGTATGCAGCCCCCTTGACCATTATCTTATATCGCATATCCGCCACCTCACGAGTACATCACAAGTTTGGTTTTGGCGCTGTCAAGGTCAACCTCTTTCCAGGTTCCGTCAGCGCACAGATATCTGATGCTGCTACCTGCAGCAGGAGCGGGTACAAGGCCGCCGGTGCCGTTGACCGTAGTCGTCGCCCCCTTAACGGTAGTGATGACCGCCCATGCGCCATCGCTGCGCAGATAACGTGTGTTGCTACCCGCAGTAGGTGCAGGGACAAGACCGCTTGCACCTGCGGCCCCGGCCGAAGCGCCGGTCATCTCGTTGACAAAGGCCCACGTTCCGTCGGCCTGCAAAAAGCGGTTTTTCGTAACACCGCGGCCCGGTGCCGGCACAAGCCCATGGATGCCGCCCTGCGCAGGGGATGCACCGGTCATATCCTTTAAATCCGCGACCGCATTGGTGACGTATGTGTTTACATAGCTGATGGTGGCCGTGGCAGATGTATTGACGGCCGCTGTCACGTTTGCTGCGTTGGCAAACGTCAGCGCCACGCCGATTTCCTGGCTGATGACAGTCGATGCCCCTTTCGCCGGAATGAAATCCGGCTCAGAGTCACTTGCCACAGCGTATAAAATCTCGCCGTCGTCCGGGTCTTTGGCGTAGATGCCAAACTCCCTCAGATAATAGCCGGTCGTGACAGTGCTGTTATCAGTAACGGCCGATATGATACATGCGTGGCTGTCGTCTGAGTAAGTCACGCTGGCAATCGGCAGCGTCTGTACCGGTGCCACCAGCTCGGTCAAATCCTCCAGCTGCTGGCCACTGCCACTCGTACCGCTGCCCAGCCTGCATTTTGTAAGCTGCATTGCATTTCCGGCGTCGACCTTGGCCTGCAGCTTAAGGCCCTGCTTGGTCAATACCGGCTTGCCCCAATTTGACATTTAGGCTACCTCCAATTTACTCAACCTCGACGTCGCTGCCGATGTACACGGTAACGCCGTCGGAAAGATTGCTCGTCTCATAATAGGGTATCTCTTTGACATGTATGTTATCTTTAAGGCGTTTGTCCTTTGTCGCCAGATAGCTGTCCTTAAACGGCCTGGATACAGCCTCATAGGAGCCTGTATATTCCTCTTCTGGCAGGCGCTCATTGACTTTTTTTATCCCGCAACCAATCTGGCCGCGGAGTTCTTTGGCGCTCTCCAACCGTCCGAAAAGACCAGCTTTGTGGACAACAAGGCCTTTTAATTCGCCCTCACGCATATCAGGTCACCCCTTTGGCCAGGATAAAGTCGGAGGGAGGGATTACCGTATAGACGTCCTTGTCAGATAGGGTCACCTGGACGTCATAGCAGTATTGACCACAGGCCAGCTCTGCCGTATCTGCAGGAGCAAAATCAAATTGTTTTTCTTTGGCTTCAAGCTGCAGCACAACGTCAGGGCTATCGATATCTTGTTTGATCGTCAGCACAGCCCTGTCAGCATCGGTCAGCAGTACGGGCTTGTTCTGCGCGTCATACAGCTTGAGCTTCAGGGTGGCGCTGTCGCCACGCGTCAGCGTTATCCTGTTTTTGTGCGGCCCGTCGTAATCTATGCACAACATATCCGCTCACCTCCTTATATCTGGAAAAATATTTTTTTATGCTGGCAGACTGCGCCAGCGACATATACCGTACCTTTTGGCTGATAATAAAATGTCAGGCCATCCAGCCAGCTCCTGACGTTTTTGGCGCTGTTGACCGCCTTGACCATCTCAGCCATGACAGCCTCGTCCGGGATTGACTCCTGCACCATGCGCACCCTGAAGTGGTAGGGCTCGCCGCCATAATCGTACCACTCCAGCACCTCAGCTGAGTCAAAGGCGGCTGAGCAGACTTCTTCGACCGCCGCCGGCGTGCCCTTATAGCGGTGACGCGCAATGGCCTTACGCACAAGCTCACGTTTTTTTGTGATATTGGCAGCCACGTCGTAAAAATCAACGTGATACTGCCATGCGAGCTCATCGACGATTTCTTCCGGCAGCTTTTTGAGGCGCGGCAGGATTAGGACAAGCTCAGCCTGCTCACCCAGCTGCGCCAGCCTGCCGGAGATGGCCTGCACAATGTCCTTGACCGTCGCATCGCCGCTGATGGAGCTTGGTAGGATGCGTTGCAGGGTATTATCCTTAAGCTCAAGCATCCTCTATCCCTCCCAGCGTCACTGTCTTTGTGCTGCAGATTGCCACCTGGGTATCGGTCGTCATCTTAAACACAGGGGCGGTCACGGCCACACGTTTTGCACCTGCAGCCATCACCCTCACGATAAGCTCAGACGGATTGATATCGCGTCCCAGCTTCGATTTCTGCCACAGCACGTAGTTATCGACGGCTGCATTGACGGCGTTTTGAATTGCCGTTGCCTGCGTCTTGTTGTCGCTGGCGATGTAGTAGGTCAGATTGATCGTATAGTCAACCTTTTCGGGCGCCAGCACGCTGATGTTATCAGTCAGCGGCCGCACCTTTTTATCGTCCAGGGTAGCCTTGACCTGTTGCAGCATCTCATCACCAGGCAGTTCCCCGCCAGCCAGCAGCGGCCTTACCTCCACCTTGCCTGCTTCAGGCGACCAAACAGTGACGTCAGCAATCTTTGTCGACGCCCTTTTGGCATGGTAGATATAAGCGCCCTCGGGACCGGCCGTGCTAAAGTTTTCCGGCGCAAGACGGATATCCTCGCGGTAGCTGTCGTCAGCCTGGACCTCAGCGCCACCCTCAGAAGTGGTGATGTTAGCCACGCTGTCTACGTATGGCACCGGGTCGACCAACGTCTTGAGCTGGCCGGCCACATAGCCGTTGCCCAGCTCGCCTTTTGTCAGGCATGTTGCGCTGCCGTCAGCACTGGTTGCACCCGCATCAATAACCAGCGGGGCATCTAATGCAAAAAACACATTATCGCCTGCTGTAAAACGTGTACCTGCAGGGATGATTGTTGCTGTCTGCAGCTTAGCAGACAACCTGATGCGCATGGTAGTCACGGCAGCCTTTGCCGGGATGCGCTCAACACCTACAAGCGCGCCCAGATGGTCCAGATTGTCACCAGTAGCATATCTGAGCAGGTTCTGCTTGCCGGTCTCGTTGATTTTGTTGAGCAGCAGCACGATGAGCGCCGCAATCGTCAGCAGAAACAGCCTTACCGGGTCGCCTTTGGCCAGCGTCCTGCCGGTAATGGCCTCGTATCTGCCAATCACATAGCTCTCAACCTCATCGGCATCAGCATCAACAAACACGATATCGGCCAGGTTATCTAATTTACTCATTGTCATTCTTGATTCTCACCTGCACTTTCGGGACCAACACGCCATCGTCCGTGCCGGTAAAACTGATTGATGTTATCTCCACACGCGGCTCATATTTTTTGATGGCCGTAATCATCTCAGACTGCAGTTTTGCCTGCGCTACGTTGATTGGCAGGTCAAGCATATCGGCGTTAATGCCAAAATTGCGGTCAAGCGGCACACTGTACCTAGTCGTTGTGATGATCGTGCGGATGTTCTGCAGGATTTCTGCCGCCTCGGTTGCTGGTGCAAAATCAATACCTTGCATTGGCTGAGCTAAAACATCGTAAATCATAATACTTTTAACCCTCCTGCGTATTCTTTCAGCGTTACACTTACTTTAGCACTCATAATGCTGCCAAACTTGCCCCAGAAGGAAACGCTTTCATCCAAGCTTTCGATAACCCACATGTTATCCGTAATCAACTTACCACCGATAACCAAGAGAAAATATTGGCCTGTATCACGAAGCTTTCGCAGTTTTTCAAGCTCCTTAGCCGGATTTATGCCCTGATCAGCACGAAGCTGCATGGAAAAGCTAATCTTCTCTACATCCGGACCGATAAACTCAAGCACCGGCTTATCGCCAATAATATCATGCTGCACCCAACGCCCTGCGCTGCCACGACCATAATCATCGAATGTACGGATAAAGCGGCTGGATACTATAAATGGTATATCAGCCATGAAACCTACAAGCATAATATCAACCTCCTATCATTACATTACTGCTCCCAACCGCCACACTCCCACCACAGCTTACGCTGTCCCCTATTCTGCCAGCAGCCTTGCCATTGATATAAACACTGACGCTCCCGCTGGCAATTACTCCGCTGTGCGTCGGATGCGCTACACACCCATGCGGAGCGTAGCTGTCACCAACGCGGCCTGCACCTTTGCCATTGATGATAACATCCGTACTTGCTGTAACAAGAGCTGTAGGCGCGCAAGCATCGTGCCCGGTGTCATTGTCACCTAAGCGTGTTGCTTTTGGCATGTTAATCACCTCCTTTTACCTGTTTTTGGGTATAGAAAAAGCCGCTTACTTCTGTAAGCGGCTTGAGAAAAGCCTAGAACTATTTAAAATATTTTTTAGACAAAGAAGATATGACTTCAATAAACAATAAAATAACAGTAATTACTAAAATCCATAACCCAGCAACGCTAGCTATAGGAATTAAAAACCTGTATATTCCCTCAATCAAACCATATTTAATCAAAAAATAAGCAACAACATCCAAAACCAGGAAAAAAAATAATACAAAATTCACCCAAAAAATATAGGGTAATCGTCTTCGTATTCGAATTATATCTTTACACTTATACTTACACTTGCTATTAACCGTCGTACAATCATTTCCCTCTTCTGCAGATTCACAAGAAGAATAAATTGGTCGATCAATAATTCTAGATATCATATACAATAGCATAAAAGTAGTATTAAACAGCACCAACCCACATATGCTACAAATGGCAATAAGTCGAAATACCGAAACATCATTTATACTTTTCAACGTACTGCTTAAGAAACTTAATCCACCTAATGAAGCTAGCATTATTGCTGCAAATATACTAAGAATGGTAACGTATTCAGATTTCGACGAACTAAGCTCTTTTTTTAACTCCATCATACGTTTATCTATATTTTTACGTTTTTTATTAAGCTTTTCATAGTCATCCTTAATTCTACGAAACTCATCTTTAGCAGCTTCACTTCTCCAATAAACTGATTCAAAATAGGAAAATCTACTAAGTTCCAAATTGCAGTGGTCTATAAACTTGAAAATTTTTATTCTTATATTGGAGTATTGCTCTTCGGTAATTACTTCATTTTTTAAAATCTTCAAATTTTCACTTATAGGATGTTTTTCCTGTATTTTTTCCCCTTCAAACTCATGTCTATGAGTTTGAAGATTTGCAGAAATATTAAAATACGAATGTCTGAAATTATTATTTTCATACAAGGATTTAATGTTGGAATCTAAAAAACCTTGTATTTCTTCCTTAGTTCTAAAATCTGCATTTAAAAATTCTAAAAAAGCAGTTATTTTGTCCTGAGAACTATCAGTGTTGTTTTTATCTATTGAAGCAATTCTTCCTGTTGTATTATTTAATTGCGGATTAGAGAATATGTTCCGCATTTTTGGTTTAGTGTCTTCTATTGTTTTACTAGATTCATCTATTTCCATTTTGAAGCCCCATAAAATACTCCTCAATCTCTTCTTTTTTTATAATAGATCTATCAAGTCTATGTCTATACCATGGACCGTCATCTTCATGAGACAAATCAACTAAAACGCTATCTCGATATTGTTTTAATCTATCGATAACATAATCAATAATTTCAATATCACCATCATCAATAGCATCAATGTTATATCTTATTCTTATCGGATTGCCAATATATCCATTATATTCAAAATAAACTTTTGGTATAACAGGCCCATATTGCCAAGCATAAAAATCTTCTCGAATTAGTGCTCTACCTCCAATTACATAAGACATACCCTGAATAAAATACAAAAGTTTTTGCAAGCGCAAATTAGTAACAGGTGCACCTTCTTCAAAGCACTTATTGATAATGTACATAGCTATAGTTAAAGCATCATACATAGCGCTCACTCCTTCCATTCTTTATTCTTAAGTATAACATTTGAGCTATGGCAAAAAGAGAATCGCACATTCGTTTGCGTGTATTCTTGATTTTATGTAGTACGATTATAACATTTTATTCGACACTTGTACAGTTTTTTCCTCTATGCTTACTGAAAAATTCACTTTTTAAATTTACTGTGCTTTTATTATATAAACCTATTTTCGTTCTAATTTATCTCCACTACTGCACCCTTCAGCACCAGTTTCCCCTTCGCATTTATCTCGATATTCCCATTTTGATACCGGATAAAGCTGCCATCGGCAAACGTAATGCTACGCACAGCAGCATCACTTTCAACCGGAGTATCCTGCGTGCTGTAAAAAGCACCTATAACAAAGCCTTTGCTAATACCGCTGCCGCTCGCGTTTGGCTGAAAGATACACAAAACCTGAGTCCCTACCTCAGGCAGCCAATAGCCTTTCGTCTGCTTGCTGCCTATGGTTATAATTGGTAGTTCAGCACTCACCATATTGTCCTTATCCTCAAACGCCACGCGAGCACTGCACGATTCGCCATTGACCGCCGATACTGTACCAATGCGAATCAAGTTTTTTATTTGGTTAATATCCATCTAAACATCTCCTCACATCAATACTTGTTGTATAACCAGCGCTAATATCATGCTGTGCCTTAGTAATGATATACTTACCATCGAAAGCACCAAAACCGCTAAGCTGGATATTCACAGCAGCTGCCAGCTCTGGATTACCTAAAAAGCTGAAGCTTCCGGTAACCTCATCGCTGTTCTTTTCCCGAAGCTTCTTTTTTGCGAGACGCTCTGCATCGGCGATGCTTGTAACCTGCTCATTGACTTCCAGCGTTTTGCCTATCTTTTTATCAGGAGCAGCAAATGTCGCCTCAATTTTTTGCTTCGTGCTGCTGTCCTGGTACTTAACGTGACAGGACTTATACACATCGCGCACCTTACTGCGCAGGCTGTAGCTTTTCAACATATCCAGCACCTTGATGCTGCCGGCAGAATAACTAGCCTTGGGCTTCGGCACCAGCGCCACAGCCTCAGCCGCTTCATAATCTGCTTCGTCAAAAATAACAACTTGCTTATCGCAGATTTTGAGAGCCAGGCCATGATCAGCACACAGCTTATATAAAAAGGACAGGTCAGACTGTTCTGTCTGCTCTGCCCTATCTATAACAGGATTATATTCTTTAACATCGTAATACAGCGTCAATCCCGCCTCCGTAGCAATATCATTAGCAATGCGCTTCAGCTCAGCCTTCTCCCAGCTGCGTGTACGCTCTGCGCCACGCAGGTTATTGTTGTCAGGCACGCTTATTGCCTTGATCTGCACCTCGCTAGGCATGCCGCTTGATGTTATCTCGTCAATCTCAAACAAACCGAAACGCACAACCTGCTCAGTGCCGGCATCAATAACCTTGACGCTCACATCAAGAGTCGCGCCCTTTTCCGGCATCCAGGATGCTTGCCACAGTCCTTGTCTGTCCTCAAGAGTCAGCTGCAGGTCGTCAGCCTCGCCAGACATATTGTCGGTATAGCTGACTGATTTGAGATATTGCTGCAGCTCAGCACTGATATCCTTGCCGTTGTAACTCACCATTACAAGGCAACGTCTTGCGTCCATCATCTCAGCGTCTCCATGGTGGCAGCATCGATGTTACCGGTGCAGTATACTCCGGCACTTCCAACACAATTCCTGCCGGAAAAACAACAATGTCAGCGTATTGCTGATTTGCTTCCAGCAGGACGTTTAGCGATGCTTCGCCATTATACAAGCGCTTGGCAATCAAGTCCCACATGTCGCCCTGAGTAGTTGTGTAAGTCTTACGCATAGCTTACCCTCCTCTGTTGGTTCTGCAAGTCCTGCAGCATCTTCTTAAACTTTGCCATCTCCAACTCCAACACCTCGCGGATTTTACCTTCGTCGCCACCGCCTTGAATTGTAATGTTTGGTGCAAACGTAGCAGTAATATTGGCACCACCGCCCAACGGATTGCCCATAATGCGGTTTGTTTCCGCCAGCAGGCCGATGTTTCTGGCGGTCGGGGTATGCGGGATAGCTGACTCGCCACTGTCCTCAGCAAAGGTTGTCAAGAAGGCGCCCTTGCCATAGATGCCACCGGAAGCGTTGTGCGCTACGTCACTACCACTACTTCCTTGTGCAGTTATATTGACCTTGCCGAAGATTGGCTTAGATATAAAATCACTGATGGCCTGCCATTTTTCCTGTACCCAAGAGAATGCATCAGAAAATTTGTCTTTTATACCATCAACAAACTGCTGTATTGCTAAAGAAGGATTGTCCCACAATGTTATAAACCACTGCTTGACTGTATCCCAGTTTGCAATAAGCGCAGTTCCAGCAGCAATAGCCCAGCCGATTGGACCTGTGATAAACATAATCGTTCTTGCTGTCGGACTGTCCCAAAGGTTGATAAAAAACTGTTTTATTTTATCCCAATCTTTGTAAATAATATATCCTGCCGCTGCAAAAGCTCCAGCTATTACTAGAATTGGACAACCCCATAGAGATGCATTCAAAAGCCATTGAGCACCAGCAGCCAACTTGGTAGAAAACGCCATAGCTTTTGCATGTATATTATAAAGAATAGTAGAATTTTTCGCTGATTTAGTAATTAGTTCATACCCAGCAATAGCAGCTTTAGCCGTATTAAAAGCAGCAGTAGCAAGGCTAACTGTAATGTACATTCCACCCAATCCTAAGCTTAAAGCTATAACCCCTCCTGTTAATCCAGGATATTTTTCAGTAACATCTCCTATAGTTGTCGCAAATTTACCTAAATATTCACTTCCCATAGCTATCACCGGTAATAAACCTGACGTCATTTGGATTTGCGCTTTATCTATACGATTTTTCATAAGTTGCATACTATTTGCAGTAGTTTGGCTTCTTGCAGAAAACTCTTGTTCCATACTATCAGCATACTTTGAACTGTCGCCTACTTTAGCAAAATTAGACTCTAGCCCACTAAGGTTTGAAAGCAAAGGTCCAATTGCACTAAGACTTTCCTTACCAAACAGGTCAGCCATTACTGCCGTTCTTTTTTCTGGTGCTAATTGCTCGATAGCCTTTAATACAGTTAATATTGCCCCTTTAGCATCATTTTGCATAGCGGAGGCCATATCAGTAGCATTTAATCCAATTTGTGCAAAAGCTTCAGCTTGCGACTTGGTAGCGCTTTCTCCACTAACCATAGCTAAAATCAAATTCTTAATACCAGTTGCAGCAACCTCGCTTTGGATACCTGAGCCAACCATACTTGCACCTAAAGCAGCTATTTCGCTTGATGCTACACCACCAATACTTCCTAATGGACCAATACGAGTAACTACATCAGATATTAATGGAGCAGACGCAGCTGTCGTATTACCTAAATAGTTAATCTTATCAGCCAGAGTAATAACCTCGTCCTGATTCATTTTAAAAGCTGTACGCCATTTGGCCATCATATCACCGGCCTGCTCAGCAGTAATATCAAAGGCTACGCCCATTTTAGCAGCAGCTTCAGCAAACTTTAATAAGTCTTCTTGAGCTATTCCTGCCTGTCCACCAGCTGCAACTATATTAGCAAGTCCATCAACAGCCATTGGAATTCTTGTTGACAGTTCCAACACATCTTTACTCATTTGTTTGAACTGTTGCGGAGTTTTAAAATCAACAACCTTTTTTACGTCAGCCATAGAACTTTCAAAGGCTATTGCTTTATCTGATATTTGAACTAACGAATTTATCCATATTTTAGCTAAATCAAAATGTGCCCAAGATTGAATGGAACTGGTTGCCAACTTAGCATATTTTTCTTGTAATGCTGGAAGTTTTTGAAACTTGCCCAATAATCTTTCATATGCATTGGCAGCCGATTCTGCTGAAAGTATACCTTGTTTTTGAGCTTTGTATACACCCTTCCAAGCTGCTTGATAATTCTTTAATTCTTGTTTTGTATTAGATATATTTCTTTGAGCCTGCTGAAACGATGTAGAAAAACTGTTGCTCAATACTGCGGCTAATTTAAAGCCAAATGTAAATTCTTTCATCAGCCTTGAACCCCTTTCGTAAGAAGTATATAATATATTTAGAGGTGATTTTTATGATTTATTTCTTCGGTATGGTATTAGGAATATTATTTATGATTGTCGTTGCAATACATGCAATGATAGAAATGCATATTAATTACAAGAAAAGCATTCCTAAATTAAAAAAATTCACCCGAGTCAACCCAGATGGCACAACATCTACATATTATCGCAGAGTTGATAAACAGAATGGTGATTGCCATGATTGATATTAGAACTGCTTTTTTATCCGCTCACGCCTGAGCGGACTTTTTATTTACTATTTTCGCAATTTCCAACGCTTCAAGTAAGCCTAGGTTTAAATAAAATTCGACAGACGTAAATGTTGCCATTGCCAAGCTTACAGCTAACTCTTTTAGGGGCTTAGAGTTTTCAACTCCTAGCCCAGCAAAAAATTTGCCACAGGCAGTACCAAATTCTTAAAATCAGCCGAAGGCATGTCCAAAACATCCTCTACAGGTACGCCGATCAGTTTAGCCGCTACCAACGCCTGAAAATCCATGGACAGAAACACAGACGGAGTTGTGTCGCCCATTTTGCGCACTTCCTTTTCAGCTACAATTAAATCTTTACCGCGGATAGCTTCAAAATCTAATTTAACTTCCTTAACTTCTTCGCCATTAACCATAATAGGATTATTCAATTTAACAACTTGCATCTTTCATTCCTCCAAACTATTATAATTCAGCCCCCAGCATGCAACTGGAGGCTTTTTTATTTTACACCATACCTAAGGCTTCGCGAACATCAGCCATATAATCAACTCCACCAATGTTACAGATGTAGTTGAACTTATCCAACTCCAGAACAGTTTCGCCATCAATGGTAACTTTTAGGTAAGCTGTTTCAATGGTGTTCGCAGTACCAGTAGTCGCGCCAACATCCAGCTTGCCCAGCTCCGTTTTCTTCGGTACACCGCGCACAACGCATTTTACGTTGCCAACCTTATACTTGCCGCTAGCACTGTCATAAATCTGCTGCGCCCCACGCAGGTCGAGATTTACGCCGGTCTGCATTGCCAGCATAATGTTACGCTTCTCCAGCGTGCGCCAGTTCAGCACTGTTTCCATGCTGCCAAAGTGCCCCAGCACCGGGCTGTCAAACTCGCCTGCAATACCTGCACCTTTAACGGTTTCGGTCATAGCATCTAAAGATGGAAGTTGCACATCAGCAATACCCACCAAATCGTTACCATCTTGGTAAACTTTAAAGTTAATCAGTTTCTCAGGTACATTTGCCATCTATCTCACCTCCCAATTAACTGAACAGCGTTTCAAAATACGCAGGATCATATTCGAGCACGTTTTCAATTTCACGCGCCGGGGCAGGCGGTGTAAGATAGGTGTGGAATTTAATGATGCCGTCCATAAGATTGGTAACGGGATTTTCATCATCACGAAATTCAACACGGCCGCCCAAAATGACACCTTGTCCGGTAAGGCCGTTTAAACGCATATTTTCACTGTCCAGAACTGTTTGAATCAGGCGTTTGTTAATCGGCTTATCTACCTTCGCCCAATAAGTTTGAATGAAAGTCTGCGCATGCCAGTTAAACATTCTGCGAATACAGATAAAGGCATCTTTAGGGTCGGTGTTAGACGGATAGCAGGCGGTGCGATTGCCCCAACATTTCCAGCCTCCGATAAAATTAAGCGCGGTAACAACGCCCTGGCCATTGAGATAACCAGCTTCATCTGGACCCAATACTACCTCAGTACCATCTTTTAAGCAGCAGCCGTTAATCTGCATGCTTTTATTAGACGGGCTTTCGTAAGGAATATCATCGTTATTACTGTCAACAGTTGAGATAACACCAAGAACATGGGTAGACATGTGATAAACATCATCGCCCATCTTAACCATAGGCCAGCATACCACTTGAGAAGTATCGTTATAGCTGTTCTGGTTCATCCACGCCTTGACATCAGTATATTTTTTTACTGCGTCGGTCGGTACGTCATTAAGCGTAATCGCCTTGAAATGGCTGTTGATATTGCCAGCTTTGGCTTTCATCACGGCAGCTACTGTCGGAGTTTCACTCCAGCCGGGAGCCAATACAATGCCGGGCACAAGGCCGGTAATCGGGAATACTTTGTTAAGACATTCCAAACCTTTGACAGAACCATCGCTCACATTGATGCCGCCAATGATATCATCTGCATCTACTGCTGCAGCATCAATCTCATCATAAGTAAGTGTTAAATTACTTGCAGCAGTTGCAGTGCCATCATCAAGCAACGTAATGACCAATACGCCATCGTCATCATAAGCAGCTTCATAGTCGCTGCCGTCAATCAATGCAGAACCGGCCGTAGATGCTTTAATCTGCAAAGTGTCAAGCAGAACCGGAGCATCTACTTTTGCAACTTTGTTTGTCACTGTAACATTTTTGGAGCTAGTACTCTTCTTATGAGTTTTGGGATCCAATACGTTTACAAAAACCACTGGACCGCGATTATACAATGCGAACTGGCTATACATTACCTCGCAGAGAGTGTATTTAGCCCAATCTTTACTGTAGCCCAACTGTTGTACTGCCTCAGCGTAACTGTAGCACAAAATGGGTTTGTTGCTCTGAGAGCGCTCACTCGCCAAATGTACCGGAGCGGTACCGAATACAACCGGCAGACCGGCAGTAGTGTTTACAGCAGGCACAACGCTAGTCGGAACCTCACTGGTATACACACCATGTTTATATGCCATGTTTTATACCTCCAATGCTTGTTTATAATACTTATTCAGCGGAGTACCTGTTTGTTGAACTTCCTCAAGCGCTCTGTTAAGCTGTTCTACTGAAACAAACAGCTTCTCCAATTGAGGGAATTCATCGAATTCTGCATCTAAATGCTCAGGCAGACCGCCAATGAATACCTGATACTGCAGTAATCTTCCGCGGCTCAGGTTAGGGCCGATATAAATCAGTTTATCTGTTTTCTTATTCTTCGCCATAATATATGTCCTCCTCATAAGGTTGACCAAGAGTATAAATTGCAGTAATTTTACCCTGCCACTGCGGAGCAGGCTGTGCTTCCGGCACTTCAATTTTCACAGGAAACAGCAGACGATGTCTGTCAGCTATACAACGATGTTTTAAAAGATGCTGGCGCACATGCTCCATAATGTTATAGAGGCTGCGCCAATCATCATATTCACTGTCATCGTAAATACTAAAGCCAATTTCTACCGTTGCTGTACTCATATCGCCATCCGCAGTATCCTGCGCAGCGGTAACAAGAGCATAAATAAACGATGCCTGTTCATCAGCATTCATGCGTGCCGGAGGATAGCCGGCATATACCTTAATACTGCGCTTGCCGGATGGCTGCTGTGTACTGTAATCAACGATAACAGACCGTAAATAATCAGCCAGATTATCCATCAATTCAACTGTAGTCATAAAAGCTCCTTACTTCATTTTTTGGAAACGATATTCTACCTCATGCAGAAAACGTTCATTCAGCGTAGCTTCTGCCAATGGAGTAAGCTCGCCAATAACGTTTTCAGCGCCAAACATCTGCGGTACGCTAGGACCATAAGGAATGCGCAAAGGATAGCGTGCTTTGCGTTTTTTACGCTGCATTGCACCTTTATAACCATTACGAGATACTCCAAGGAATAATCCTGGTACTGACTTAGCGCCACCTTGCTTTCGTATTTGCACTTTAACCGGACCACGTTTATGGTTACGTACCCGGAACGCTGTCAAAAGCAAGGGACTGCCTTGTGAAGCAAGAACGCCACACAATTTAGAGCGTGATGCACGCTTAATGTTCAGCGTCCCTTTAACATTCTTAGCACTCACCAGATAGTTTTTACGGATGGATTTAGAAGTTTGCGTTTTTATCTTTGTAATTGTACGATTGATAGCGTTTACGGCTGCAAGGTTAATTTCTTTAGGTGCTTTGCCCAACATCTGCTGTGCATACTCAATATTTTTAGCATCAATGCTAATCATCGGTCATTCGCCACCAGTTGGATTGTCAATATACCCATATCATCGCCCACGCTTTCAACCTCATACATTTTATCGTCAAGATAAAACCGCATGCCATACACCGGCACCTCCGGCAAATCAGCCTTCAGGCAATTAACCTGCAGCTGACTGCCATAAACACCGGGATAACAGTCATCCTTACCGGCTTGGACAGAAAGCGACTGCGCCACGGAGATATCCTGCACAATAGCCTTGCACTCCATACCGTTCAGATCATGCAGCTCCGCAAACTCCATATCATTGAGAAAGACAGCCGCATTATCTACGGCTATCTGCTCTTTAAAGCTCAGCGCTTTCATTGTACGGTAGCGGCTTCATCTACCGCCGGCAGCGCGTCTTCATCATCGCCAGCAGGCTCTTTAGAGATAGATTTAGAAGCAGGCTGCTTTTTACTCTTTTTGCCAGAAGCAGGCTTTTCAGCCTCGGTTTTGCTAATGATTGCAACATCTTCCGGAATAGTGGTTTCTGCCTCAGGCTCGCCAATGATTTCAAATTCTTCCGGAGCATCATCATACAGCTTTTGAGCAACGTCGTCAGGCAGCTCGACAACACTGCCCGCTGCATAAACCACGTTATTATGACGCAGAGAGAATTTCTTAACGAGGATATACATAAGCTTCCTCCTTATTTAACCTTAATAACATACCAGTCATCCACAGATTCAGGAACAACAAGGCAACGGCTCTGCATAGCAATAGAGCAGTAGTCATTCTCGATGTTCATGGTAACCTTAGGCACATAACGGCCTTCATAGGTGTGGAACTGCTTATCGTCCTCCATCTGGGTAACAGCGCCATACAAGCGCTTGCCACGACCGGCAACGCCGATAATAACGTAATCATCAGGCAGGTACGGAGTAAATACACCTTCGTTGTTGATGTAACCACCCTCATAGGTGTACATCTCCAGGCCTAAGGCACCCAGCAGGCCGAAGCGCATAACCTCAGGGCTTTGAATCTTAGGTGCGAAGGACATCAGCGCCGCATTGTCGCGGGACGGAATCAGCAGCTTGTCATAAATGCTCTTGTTGTTCAACAGCAGGTTGCTGGTAGCCTCGGAGCACATCATAATAGTCGGAGTCAGGCCAGCATTGCGGCGGATAGTTTTGGAAGCCTCCTGCAGGTTGCCGTAAGCATCAGAGGTATCCTTATCCCAGGTATCGGTACCGGACAAGGTTTGCTTTTGAGTAAAGTTAAAGGAAATAGTGTCAATCTTTTGGGTTTTGCCATCATCAGCATAACCGTTAATGGTGTAGCTGCCATCAATCAGCAGCTTTGCAGCCATATATTCCTCAGTGCGGGTGCACATATCAGTCAATTCCTTGATATCCTCAGCGCGATATTCTTCAGCTCGCTGTTGGGGAGTGCGACCGCTGTACACGCTTTCACCTGCCAGGCGCTTTTGCAGCTGCTCAGCAGTCAGTACGCGCTTAGGCTTCATCAGTGGAGCCTTGTAGGATTTGGTTTCAAAGCCATCACGCTGCATATTAACACCTTGAGAACCCGGTACAACAAAGGGCGCCATGGAGCGACCGCCTTTTTTGAAATCCACATCCAGATATTCAGAGCTATAGGTAATCGCGTTCGGGAAAAAGGTGTTTACTAACAAAGGATTGGGCGGATATGCACGATTGATTACGCCCAGCAAAGAACGGGTAGAATTGATATCAAATGCCATAGTTTATTCCTCCTTATTGCAGATGAGTCAGATAGATGCCAACAGCACGCAGCTCTTCCTCGTGTGCCTGCACAGAATCAGATTCAGCGCCAACAGACATTTCCTCTGCATTGAAAATGCCGCTAATATAAACAGTAGCAACTACATCGCCGGTGCCAACAACAACATCTTCGGCCAGCACAGCGTTTGCTACCTTCAGTGCCGGAGTTGCGGATGCAGCATCAATAATCTGGTATTTGCCTTCACTGACAGCCAGCACAGCGCCTCTTTTAAGCGCCTTTTCAGCGCTCAGGCCTTTAAGGGTAATGTTTTTGGTAAGAGCAGCCACAGCGGTGCCGCCAATAAGCTGGTCCACATTGCTTTTTTCACTGGTTACATATGCCATTATTTATTACCTCCATACATATTCTGCAGAGTTTTAGCCATGTTTTCGGTGCGCAGGGCATCTTCCTCTGCTTCAGTCAGGCCATTAGCAGGCTGACCGGTTACATTACCGGAGCCAGATTTCATCTGGTCGTCAATCAAATCATTCATAAAGCTTTGAGCTGCAGAAGTCTGAGCTGCAGGCTGAGCACCCTTAATAGCATCAACGGTTTCTTTGATTTCATCAGCAGTCTTGCCGTCTTTGATGGCCATATTGATTACAGCCTTCACACCAGCACTGCCATCATCCAAAGCATTGAGCGCAGCCAAACGGCTTCTTTCCTCATTGCGGATTTGCTCCTCATTAGCCGGAGCGGTGCTTTGGTTCGCAGGAGCAGCACTGTTGGTCTGTTCACCTGTTCTGACACCGATAGCACTCAAAATAGTGTTTACGGCATTCACAAGATTTTCATTCATCGTTTTGTCCTCCTTTTTGCGGATTTTGTTTTTAATTATGTCAGCATCTCCCTGGCTCAGCTGATGCCGTACATGGTTGACCACAAGCACATTGCCGTCAAGAACAGGTTCAACCTTACCTTGAATCTGGTCACAGAAGCCATTGGCAAGGCATTCTTCAGCAGTAAGCCAGGTGCTGTTTTTCATCATGGTCTCCAATTCTTTTTCGCTGAGCTTGCAGCGCTCCTTATAAGCTGCCACAATACTAGCCTTGACAGGCTTAAGCATTTCAATAAGCTTGCCCAGCTGTTCAGCGTTGGCAGGCTCTGCCAGGCAGACCATGGGGTCATGAATCATCATCATAGCGTTAACCGGCATGAGGATTTTTTTGCCGGCCATAGCAATGATTGTCGCAGCGCTGGCCGCCAAGCCGTCAATCATTACAGTGGTATCACCGGAGTAAGATTTAATCTGATTGGCAATAGCGTGTGCAGCGAAAACATTGCCGCCATTGCTGTTGATGCGGATACAAACAGGCTTGCCCTCCAGCTTAGCCAATGCATCAGCAAAGCCTATAGGGCAAACATCGCCACTGCTGTCATACCAAGGCTTTTCGCTGACAATATCGCCATAAATACGGATTTCAGCAGTGTTTTCGGATGCTTTGTTGATAATCTCCCAAAATGGTTTATTTTTCACCATCGTTTTCACCTCCTTCCTCAGTCTTTACATTCTGATGAAGCGGATAATTGAGGCCATTGCCTTGCCAATGCTTATGTTCAGCTTGCAGCTGTGCAATGTTTTCCTCGTATTCCGTGCCGGTGATTTCGGCAGATTCCTGTTCACCGGTACTGAAGCCGTAATCAACACGCAGCTTGGCGGCCTGAACCTCTTTCACCGGGTCAAGCATGCCCATAGTCGGACCATACCAGGACGCGCGGCTCCACGCCTTACGCAGCAGCGGATCACTAAAATAGCCAGGCGCTTGAATGCGCCCAATAGCCACCGCCTCAGCCAGCCAGCGTTCATATACCGGCTGACAAAAATCCCTTGCGAACCAAATGCGCCGCTTCTTGGCAACTGCCTGAAACTGCAGCAAGGCACCGCGTGCAGCACTGTACGAGCTTTGGAAGCGCGACAGCAGCACTTCTGAAGGAATTTCCAGCGCCGCGCCCACCTGAGCAATCAGCGCATTGACGAAGGCCTCAAAAGTGGACAAGCTGCGATTTGCATCGACAGTCTGTACTTCATAGCCAGGCGGCAGCTCGTTCATCGTGCCGGCACCCAGTTCAAAGGTATACTGGTCAAAAGCAACCTTTTCATTCTCGCCAAAGGCCTCCGGCAAAGCGTTTGGAAGGCCTTCACCTGCGTCCTTCGTTTTGAAGAACAGCGTAAAATAGCTTTTGATGATTGCAGCAGTAAGCTCCGCTGTGCTATAACGGTGCATCTGCTTCAATTCTTCAATGGCCGGTGCCAGAATCGGCACGCCGCGGTACTGCTCCGGCCGTTCCTCATGGCTGATTTGCAGGATGTTGGGCGCACCTGTTTTGCGCCCGAAGGCTTCCACGCGCACCCATTTTATGCTCCTGTTTTCCGTCGGGTCATAAGGTACCCGGTCGGCAACCCAATAGGCTACAACGGCACCATCCGTATTGATTTCAACGCCATTAATAATCCTGTTGCCATTCTTGGGATTACGAACCTCCACCTCATTAAGCGCACCAATAAGACTATAGGTATTAGGATTGCAGACACGACTTGCTTCAAAAAGCTGTATCTTGGTGGTATAAGGATTATCACCTAAGGCCTTGCGGTATTTAATCGCCGCCCAGGCATCTCCGTCAACAATAGACGAGATAAAAGCAACATCCTGCATATCGTAAAAGTTGTGCTTGCGATACAGGTCACACTCTACGCTCTGCGCCCACAGATTAAACTCTGCCTTAGTGTGCCTGCGCCATTCAGCAGCTTCCTCCGGGCTCATGCCTAACAAGCGATAATCAGGACAAGGTGAAGGCACCAGGCCAGCGCCAACAACATGCGTCCTGTAGCGATTGATGGCAGCAGCGCCAACAGGGCTGTTGATGGCCATATCTGCGCTGCGGTTGCGCAGGATGTTCAGATTTACGTCAACATCACTTTTAGGGCTGGACCTTATCGGCCAGTAGCCACGCATAGCTTGTTTTTCGGCACTGGCACCACCGTTGCTGTAGCCTGTGTTTAATACAGGCCTGAGGATGATGCCAGTGGGCCGCTCTTGTGTTAAGGTTTGGCCAGTAGGATGTCTGGCCTTACGATTGTAGGGTGTTCGTTTCTTACTCATTTCGTAGCCTCCTGTTTTATTTGAGCGCTAATCACGGAAAAGCACTCTTTTTGCACGCCTATATCCCTCAGATGCAGGCGCATTATCGTCTTCAGTAGCGCCCATGGCTCGCAGGCGATTTATTTCAGCCTGAATGGCGCTAAGGTCAGCGCGTGTCAGCAGCCTATTGCCAATGCGATAGCTCTGACCGGTGACCAGAATAGCCTGCTCAGCCTTCAGGTACTGGCGATAGCGTTCGTTCAATGCATTGCTCATTCTGTTCTCCTTCCTAGTTTAATGCAGCCATAGCGTTTCTGTGGCTTGGCAGCAGGTGCAGAAGCCGTCGCCCCGCCTGCTTCAGCATTGTTGCCCTGCGCCAGCATAGCATCCAGCTTTTCAAAGTTAGGTGCAATACTGCGCATGCAGGCAAGATTATACACAGCAAGGTCCAGCGGCTCATTGCGCTTGTCCTTGGCTATGTTTGTCCACTGAAAAACAACTACGCCGTTTTTCTTACGTGGCACCAGCTCCTCGGAAATCAGGCCGCGAAAATAAATGCGATCATAGCCACGATTGGCATACGACTCTATGACAGCATCACTGCTCAGGCTCTTATCGTCAGTTTTTAGCAGGCCTTGCAGTTCTTCAACGAATTTTTTCATCCGGCGATTATCGTCCAGAGGAAAATGCATGTATTTGGCTCCCTGAACCTCAATGCTTAGGCGATCCATGATTTGCTGCTTGCCTGTATCCGTGCCGATGAACACCAAAGGAATGGAGCTGTTACGCATTTGCTTTTTTCCAATCTTGGCAACAAGGTCTTCGTTGGCCATGTTTGAGCCTTTGATGGCAAAGCGCTGACGAAAACGGTTCTTAAAGCAGTAGGCATACACGTAATCAGTATAGTGACCGCCGCAGTCAATAAAGGTTCTGGCGATTTTCAGCCCTCGCCCATTGGCAAATTTATAGGTTTTGTCCAGGATGCGGTCTAATTGCTCCCATACCTCGGGAGTGTCGGGAACGCCCAGAATAACGCCTTTGCGTATACCCCAGCGTTCTTCACCATGCCCCCAGCCTGCAACCTCATATTCAAGGCGGTTATCCTGCGTATCCACCGCCGCCGTCAGCAGCAGAACGCCTTGCGGCAGCTCAGCGCCATAATCCTCGCGCCGCTTAATGAAGATATCCTCACTCTCGAAATTGCCTTTACGCTCGTAAGATTCTCCGAAGCGGGTATTGTATATTACCTTCTCACGCTCCGGGTCGCCCTCCGCCTCCAGCCATTCCTTCATGACATCGTTCCAGCTAATCCAGGGGCTTGTCCAGCAGTTCACGAAGAAGCTGCGCGTATCGGTGGCAAAAGCTGCAGGGTTTTGCGCTACATACTTCTGCGCGGCATTGCGCATGTCGTTCTCACTGAATTCAAAGCCACAATCAGGGCAAATCCATTTCACTGATCTGACGACAACATGCTTTTTGTTATGTTCCTCGCTGCTGTCGAAGTCGGCAAGCATCTGCCTGTGTGTAAGAAGGTGGTATTCGCCACAGTTTGGGCACTGATGCTGCCATTCCTCCTGCGTACCGGTCATATACTCGTCATCAATACGGCTAGTGCCTTTTATCGTCGGAGTGCTGAAAAGTCCAATCACCCTGTTAAAGTAGGTGGTGGTTCTCTTCGCCGCCAAATCAACCGGGTCGCCTTCTACGCCAGCGCTATCCGGGAAGCGGTCAACCTCGTCGCAAAGCAGAATGCGTATAGGCTTTGAAGCAAGGCCGCTCGGGGCGTTCGCACCTGCTATAATCAGCCTGCCACCGGTAAAATACTTGCTCATGATAGTGTTGCTGGTATTGCGGCTTTTGTTTTCGCGGAAAATGCTTTTCAGGCTTTTGGTAGCCTCAATCATAGGTGTGATACGGCTCTTGGAAAAATCCTCGCCGTCGCTCAACGTAGGCTGAATCATCATCATGGTGCAGGGGTCAAGCTGCGCAAAGCGTCCTATGACATTGTTCATGATATCTGACTTTCCCACCTGCGAGCAGCTCTTGACAACAACACGATGCACGCCCTTATCCGTAAAGGCATCCATGATGCTGCGCTGATATGGTGCTCTGTCGGTGCGCCATCTGCCCGGTTCTGCTGATTCCTGCGGCAGCATGCGGTAGGTATCTGCCCATTCGCTGACAGTAGTTTTGGGTGCCAGCTTAAGGCCATTGTTGAAAATGCGGCGCAAAAGCAATACCGTTTTCTTAGCACACATGCTAATCGCCCTCCTTCTCATCAACAGCATCAAACATATTCGGTGTATAATCCCTGATTTCTTCCAACCGTCCTTCAACCTCCATACTCAGCAGTTCTTCAATCTCAGGCTTGCTCTTTCCAAAAAGCAGCGGTGCCATTTTCGACGGAATACCACGTATCTGATTGCGGAAGTTGACCAGTATTTCCGTAAGGACAGCCTCTACATCTGCAGCATCATGCATCTCGCGCCGCTTTTGAGCCAGCTGGATTTCCGCTAGCTCTCTTTTGGCCTTTTCATGCAGAGCTTTTTCTTTCATCAGGTCAACTGATTCATCAGTTTTGTATTTATAGGCATAATATTCAGCGATAACCTCGGGAAGAAGGTAATCGCCTTCCGCTTCTCGGGTTAGTATTTCTTCGTCTGCCAGCTGGCGCACACGTCTGTCAGTGATGCCCAGCAGGCGTGCAAGCTCTGCGCCGGAGCCTCTTGGTACTATTTTTTTCGCCATGAACATCACCTCCTTTGCTGTTTGTCCACTGTAGGCAATACAAATCCGCTAATAAAATGCACCGCTTCAGGCTATTTTGCAGCCCAGGCGGTGCGGAAATTGAGAATGGCAAAAGCGGAAATGCTGTCCAGGCTAAATTTCCGCTTTTTGCTTTCCTAACAGGCTATGAAATTGTCGACGAAAAATTTTTGCGTATTAGTGGAAGTCAAGAAAAAATTTTGCGCCTTTAGGGCATGTCCGAATTTTGCTCTGCGGAAGGAAATGTGATTTTTTAAATTCACAGCTAGACAATTTCCGGGAGTTCGCCGACCCGCAGGCTTTTTATTTTCCTGGAAGAACCTAGTGCATCTGTCCACAAAACGCGGACAATAGAAAAGCCGTCGACCAATGGCCAACGGCTCTCGCTATTCTTTTCTCTCACGCTTTCGCTATTATACATTATAGCACCGATTCACCCTCGCATTCTATCGCATCTTTCAAGAATACTGTTTAAACCTTTGGCATGAAGCTTATGTACATGTTGCCATGTATAGTTAAGCTCTGCTGCTATACGTTCCCACTTCTGGTAATTCAAATACCTGCGCTGCATCACAAGGCGCATCGGTCCCATCGGCAGCAGCGCAACTAAAGCCCGGACTTCTGCCAGCTGGGAGCACAGCTCATTGCAGCACTCAGCAATAATCTTTTCCTGCTCAATTATTTTTGCTATGGAATTTTCCAGCTTTTGGGCATTGCCACTACCACCGCCAGGCGATTGGCTATAAGCAGGCGTAACCTTCTGCGCAATGCTACGCAGCTCCTGCAGCTTATCCAATTCTCCCTCCAATGTGCGCTGAGCATACATGGCGCCTTTCAGCTTTTCTTTTAGTTTTTCTTTAGTCATACGTTGCCCTCCTACCGGTTTTGATAATCTGCATGCAAACTTAAAATTTTATTACGGGTATTTTCCTATGGTTTTATATTCTTAAAGATTAAATTTTGCGTTTTAATCGTCTTTCACATATACGCATACCTCTAGCCTAGGTCTCTTCCTGTCAACGGAAAAATCCATATCACGCACGAGCACCATCTTGTCATCAAGATACACTGCACCCTCTAAAGCATCGCAAAGCAGCTTATGCGTATTGTTCATATCGCGCCGCCTGCCGTCTGGCCAGAAGGCAACTACTTCCAGTACAATCTTTTCTTCCGGTTCAGGAACGCGCCAGCCTTCCCGGTGTGCCAAAGCATTAGCAATATAATACGCCTCTTCCTTCCAGGTTCTTGCCAATGGCGTAAGCACACGGTTCCTGCGTCCCATCACATTGAAGTTTTTATAGCAATGATTGACGCTAGGCGGTATGGTCAATATTAAATTCAATTTATTCATTCCGTCGCTTTGCTCCCTTCTTGCGCTTATAGTCATCCCTAAGCTCCATCTTCGCTCTGATATACCATTCGCAGGTTACAGCATTATAATATTTCTCCACGCTGATGATACGATAGTCAGGATGCTTTTGTTCAAAGTGTTTTTGCATATCTTCACAGTCTTCCGGCCAAAGAGTCAGCTGCTGGAATTGCTTACGACTTGTTTTGGTATCGCTTACAGATTCCAGCGGTTTAACAAGGTTACGGGACGAAGTATATCTTTTGCGGCCTTTAGGATCTTTGCTAAGGTAACATACCAAAGCTTCAATTCCTCCATGCTCTGCCTGAATACGCTTACTATTCGCCCAGCCGTGTCCCCATGCCTTTTCGATAGCATCACGGTCTACGCCACGATTAATCAACAGATGATGATGCACTCTTCCCTTGCTGCTAACCTCGGTAACATAGATGTATTTCAATTCTTTGCCATTAGCCTTATATAATCTTTTCAATCTGCGCATATAATTACGCAGCCTTTTCTCTCCCTCTTCAGGTGTACCAGGCAGGTTATCATTGTCATAGCTTAAAGTCAGGTGTATATCTTTGCTGCCAAAATTGCTTTTGGCCAGCAGCCTAAAATATCTTCGTGCCTTTTTATCGTTAAGGTTCTTCTGTTTAGGAGTAGTTGCCTTCTGCCTGCCGCCTCTAGATGGCTTATATTGCAGCTCAACAAACGGAAACAAATCAATCTCAATGTAGTCTGCTTTTTTATTGCCGCTGACACCTTGGCAATAATATGTTTTTTCCCGGATGCCGCTTTTAGCTCTCATTGCCATTGATTTATCCCCCTGATATTCTTTGTGGTCGCTTTGTTATTACTTACATACAAGCCTCAAAGGCCTCTGCGGACCTTCAAAAAACTTCTATTATATAATGAAGAAACCTGCGAGGCAGAAACGCCCCGCAGTATTCCCTTCATATATTCTTTATCATCTATTATTTACGCTAGCCTTTTGGCCAACATCTGTTCCGCCGCCATTCGGCAATGCGTTCATCGCGCATCATCCGGCATTCGGACGCCGCCCGCGCCTTTGCCTGACGGTTTTTATTTAAAACCGTTAGGATGAATTTATATTTTTTATACGCGTCACATATACTGGCGCAGCCGCAGCCACGCAGGTCGCAGCCTTTGCAAGGACAGTCGACTGTTATGCCGTATACTTTAGTTCCGCCGAAGGCTCTTTCACTTCTCATCATTGCCTCCAATAAATGCCAGACCAATTAACAGCACAACGAACGTTATATCAAAATTGATCGTGAAGTCATCCATGTAACATGCTCCTTCTTTTTCCGCCGCAGAGCGCAGGCCGCACCATTGCGAAATACTTCTCCTTTGTTCTGCGCCATTTGCATTGCTTGTATATAATCGCTAGTTAAATATGAGCGAGGCAGCAGCTCTACGACCTGCGCTCTGCAGCGGATGGCTGATTAATTAGATGCGTTTAAAATTTTTGCCGTCGAATTGATAGCTCAACTTCATGCCTGTCGGCTCGTACCAACCAGCCTCGAGCTTATGCTCGTCAATCCAGTCTTTCAAGACAGCGTTTAGACGCTGTCCCAGCTCTGCGCGAGCCTTGGCCATTTCCTTGCTTTCAATGCGTTCGCTCCAATATTCCGATGCACTGCCGCCATCTTCACACGCTTCTTCTTCAAATTCACCGAGGAGCATTTCTACGCTGATTTCAGGGTGCCAGCTCGACTTTCTCCATTGGATGACAGTCACGATTTCGCCGGCCGTCAAATCGCCGCGTGCAGATTTCAGTGCCTCCTCCGGTGTGTCGTGCAGTGGAAGCGTCATGTCATCGTCGTCCACGCTGTAAGCCTCTGCTTTGGCAGCGGTGCGAGCCGATTGGGCCAGCTCCAGTGCCGAACCAAGGTTGGCTTGTGCTTGTCTGAGGTAATAGGTCTCGCCGCTGCACTGCCAGTCATTGATAGCCAGTTGTGCACGATTGACTAATTCGTCAACCTTATTGATTGATACTTCCTTATTATTCATGGTCATACTCCTTTGTTTTTTCTGCAGCCTGCTTCTTTCACCAATAAGCCTTCTTTATGCGCCTGACGCGCTATCTTAGCAGTTTCATCATTGCTAAATGCAAGGCAACTCGGGCAAATCGTTACTTCTTGGCCATTCTTCAATATATACTTATTGCAGCTGCCATTCCTATGCCCACATACGTGACATTGACGTCTCATGCTTTATCCCTCACGATTTCATCTGGATATGCTCCACTCTCATAGGCGTTTTGCGCTTCTTCTACCGTGGGCTGCTCGCGCTTACAGTGGTAGGCGTATGCAAACGCTTCCTTTTGCAGCTCCTTCATGGTTTTGATTTCATCCGGCAACAGCTCTTGGCAAGGTATTTTACCTCCTGTAGGCAGGTCGATGTATTCCGCAGCACGACGGTAAAACTTATGTGTAACCACTTGTAAGGCCTGTGTGCAATTTGTAAAGCCGCTCAACTGCACGATAATCTGCATCCCCTCTCCACAATCCTTATGCACTGGAAAGTTTACTTTGCTAACCCAAACCTGCAGTTGTCCACCGCCCGAATTTTCCAAAGGCATCTCGAGAAAACGACGCGCGATATTCGCCAATTTGCTCCAAACTCTCCGAAAATCTTCATGCGGCTTATCGCTTCTGCTGACAATGTTCTCCTCAGGAACGCCGCCCGTAGGACTGACGGAGTAACGAATTTTTATACTGCCACCCTTGACGGCAATATAATTTATCTCGTAGCTTTCTTCCATGACTAACCCTCCTGCTCAAATTTTGCCAAGCGCTTGGTAATCTGGTTTTGGCTTTGTGCTAACGCACTAGCCAGCGCTTTGCATACACCGGCACCACGCTTGCCATCCTGCACCTTGTCCAAATGCTCCAGCAGCTTATTGATGCCGTTGAGCACCGCCCAAATCTCCACCTTAAGCTCCAGCGCCTCTTTCTGAGCGCCTGCATCATTTTCACTTTCTGCCAGCTTACTGCGAAGCTCTTCCAGCTCCTGCATCACAGCCTCCGGTATCTTTTCCACAATCTCTGTCTTGGTAGCAACTGTTACCGGCTGTTTGAGCTGTTCTTCCAGCTCCTTGATGCGCTCTTCTAAAACGGAGGTTTCCTGCTCTTTATCATAGAGGTTTTTGCGAAGCTCCTTGGCTTCCGCCTCCAGAACATCGCGCTGAGTACTCATGGCTTCGGCAATCTTCTTGCTTTCGGCGGCGCCAGCCAGCTGCATGCTGAGCTCTTCGGCCTTCCTGCTGACCTTGGCCAGCTTCTCTTCAGTCTTTCTGGTCAGCTTATGGTCAGCTTCCGCTTTGGCTTCGGCAGCTTCTTTGGCCATCTTCAGCTTTTTGATTTCCGCCTGCAGCTCGCGTGTGCTGATATCCTCAACATGCGCTTCCTTGATAAAATCCTCACGCTGTTCTGCCGGCACGCCTAAAAGCAATACTGCCTGCGTGTAGGTCAGCTTTTCTACCACGTCGCTTTTCGCCGCGCTGCCAAACAATACACCCTGATCAGCGCCGTACTCCTCATACACGCGCATAAGATTGTTGGCTGTACTTTGGCTGAAATCTACAGCTTCAGCAAGCCATTCGCCAAATTGTCCCGGTTCCAGCATCTCCTTAGCCTCCTTAAGCTTTTTGCCAATGGCGATGCTGTTGCTCAGGACCAGCTTACGCGTCTGGTCTTTAATTAGATTTATTTCCGCCGCCACCATCTCCGGCGTGCGAGTCACCTGCATATCATTCATGCTGCTTTCGCTCCTCTCTTCTTGGTAAGTTTTCTTAAATACTCTTTATAGGCTTTGATAAAGGCCTCAACATCTTTTGTCATGCCACAGTTATGGTCTCCGCGCACCTGCACAATCACGCCTCTGGGGCTCAGCTCCATTGTGTAATACGGCTTGTCTGGCTCAGACTGCTTGCGTATCAGGATAATGGTGCATTTACCTTTGGCATGCCTATCCGCATAGGTGCCAACGCAGTGATGCAAAGCGTCGCCCTCAGCTATAAGCTCCTCCGCGCTGGCAGCCACCTTAGCCATCAATCCGCCGTCGGAAAAATTATAACGCTCACGTTTTTTTTCGCAGCTTAGCAATCTGCTTGTTGAGCAGCTCATCCGCTTTGATTTTAAGCTGTGCAACGACATTTTGGTGCGCACGCTGCAGGTCACGAGGTTTGGCCACGGCCGTATCGGTCATGTCTAGCTCTAGCTTTTGACAATCGCGTACATAATCCGACCAATCTATCAGGACGTAGTGCAAGCCGCGAGACGTCTCCTGGTTCTGCTTTTTTATGTAATTCAGGGCCGACTCCACGCTGATGCCTGCTTTTTTCAGGCACTCAAAGTGTGCGCAGGTATCATAGTTGCTTAATCTTTCCAGCTCCTTGCGCTTGCACGCGAGCTCCGCAAGGCTGAGCCTTGTGTTTTTCTTGAGATACAGGCTCAGCTTGAGCGTATTTATGTCCGTCGCCAGCGCCGATAACGCCAGTATATCGTTTTTGTTAACCTGTACGCCAAGCAGCTTTTGCGGAGTCTGGCCGCGCCAGTTAAACAAATTGCTAAAGCTTTGTTTGCGCAGGCCCTCATCGATAATGTTCCACAGGCCCATTTTTATAAGATATTCGAGCTGCGGGTGCTTATGATAAAAATCTATATATCCGAGCGCGTCACCGCCGCCATTGGTCAGCCTTATGTACGCGTCAAGCTGGCTATATTTAAGCCAGCTATCCGCCAGCAACAGCGCAAGCCGCTCCTGGCCGTTCTGTACGACGTATCCGGAATTTCTCATAACACTGTCCTTGTTGTATAAGGTCCTTCGCTTGCCCCACCAGTCACGTGCAAAACAATCACTCTCGTGGCTCCAATGCTCGACGCCGCTTTTACGCATCAAGTAATATTCGTGCGGCACAACGTCCTCTGCAATTGTCCCCCGTTTTGCGTCTACGCAGCGGTACACGGCAAAGCTCCGAGCAATAATCGCTTCCTTGTCGTATAAGGCGCGCTCATAATATGTAAAATAATATTTTGCGTTGGTAAACTGTCTGCGCCAGCCGTGTACAACCTCGCCCTGCGCTGCGCAGCTTGAGCAAACCGCCCTGTCTTTATGCCGGAGGTCAGAGGGCAGTATAATGTTCTTGCCGCAGCGGCTGCAGATAGCCTTCTGCTTATCTTCACGGTCAGGCACCATGAAAAAGTTTTCGTTCCCCGTAACTACCTGATTAAAATAGCGTTTCACTTTATCGCCAATGCCAGCAGGGAAATACCGCATAAAGTGCAGGAAGTCTTTATCGGCCAGCAGTCTTTCTCTGCTTTTGGGCCAACACTTAGCAACCGCCTGCTCTATTTCCTTCTTTTTCAATTGATTTCACCTTCTTGAAATTAGAAAAAATCATCAAGATTAACGCTTACGGCAGCAGTGCCAGCGCCAGTATCCATCGACGTTTCTGGAGTTTTGCCAAGCGCTTGGTTCGCGGCCGTCGCCCCTGCTGCAGGCTCTGTATTATCGATATCGTAATATTTGCAGGCAATCTCAACCGCCTGCGCCTCATCCACGCAGCCACAGCCACCAACAGCATGCTTCTTAGCCTCTGCCTTGATGGCATCCAGCGCCCCGGCCAAGGTTTTCTTTTGCTTAAGGATTTTTTCTGCAACCTCCGGGCAAGAAGTTGCCAGCTGCAGCAGCTGCTCAGCAATATACTTAGAGCATGGATCCTTGGCTGCTTCCATTTCTTTATCCAGCTTTTCAATTGCCTGTTTCTAGCCTTCAGTTAATACCATTGCTAACCCTCCATGTCTTTCAATTTACGTGCTTTGCGATGCAAGGCAAAGCATGGCACCGCATGACGCGCCAGCTTGCGTTCTGCTGCCTGCAGATGGTCTTTGTAGCTGATGCGATGGCTATAGTATACGCCATACATAAAACGCATGATATTATAGCGGTCAAGCTTTTCCATTGCTCTTCTCCTCTTCCTCCCAAATTTCCATAACTGCACCGGCAAAGCGCTGACAGGTTTTATTTTCCTCTTCATTCAGCTGACGCTTCTTAGCCTGAATGCTGCGTTGGTATAATTGTTTGGCCAGCACATCCAGGCGGGTATCCTTAGCGTTGAGCTTGCCATAATCATGTGCCGCCACGAGCGCTATGGCCTGCAGCAAGACTTCCATTGTCTCAGCTGTTGCTGCCTTTGTAGCCTGGATTTCGCGCGCTGCCGATACAGCAATTGCCTGAGCAGGCGCGATGCCCTGTTTGGCGCATTTAAAAGCAGCACGGCGTTTATTTTTACGAGCTATACTACTCATTGTATCCTCCCATTTGGCGGATTTCCTCGCCGATGAGCTTGTGCAGCTTCTTCAGTTCCTCTTTGGTCAGCGTAATGCCTTTGCCGGGCTTGCCGTTGGGGTTCCAGGTGCGCAGGTCATATTTTGTGTATTTCTCATCCCAGACAACCACGTTCAGCTCCTTTGTGTAGCCGGAAGGGTTCTCGCTGAGAGCACCGATTCTTCTTTCCAATTGAAACTCAATCTGCATTGATTTCACTCCTTATGTTTGTTATAATATATGTGATTTCACTTTTTACTTTTATTTTCACTTTTGTGTGAACAATTTAATTCTTTTTCTCATATTTTTCACTTCTTAGAGCATTGATACGCCAATATCAATGCTCTTTTTCTTTTTGTGGAACGTAGAAAGCACAGTCATTATTTGAGAACCTCGATGGGAATCAATACGACGTCCCCCGGCTGTAACGTGCCTTTGATGTTGCTGATTTGGCGCGTATAAAAGATAACCTCGTGAATGTCGCGCCGGTCTCCTTCGCTATCCATGACACCGCCTACCAGATGCCACAGGGTGTCACCCTCAGCAGCAGTAACCTTGACAACGTAGCGGTCAACCGGACGGCTGTAGTCATACGCAGCCCACACGCAGCAAGCTGCGAGGATGGCGATTAAGATTTTTTTCATTATTGCTCCCCTCCTTCCCAAGGTTCTACGAAAATACCGATATCGATTTTAGCGTTCTTAAGTTCTTCTTCCAGCTGATCCGGCGTAATACCGTAGGTTTCGGCCAAATATTTCATGATAGGATTTTCACGCATAATCTCATCTCCTTCCCTACCGCCTCGCGTTCCGTGCTATAATAAAAGCACAGGAGGGAGGTGATTGTTATGAGGTTAAATATTGACTGCGTCCGTGATGTAATGCTTTGGGCTGAAGCGAATAGTGATTTGCGTCATCCTGCAATTTACATTGATACAGTTTTATCTAAATCCCTCGCAGAAGCATACGAAGAAGTGCCTCCGCCAATTCCGCCGCCTCAATTTGAACTGCTCACTCGTTATGACAACGACGAAATCGTATACCACATTAAATATTGCATCAGAGCAGGCCTTCTGGATGAATTTGCATCTCCAGACGGTTACAGCATTGGCGTATCAGATTTAACGCCATCAGGACATGCTTTTTTAGAAAGCATCCGTTACCCCGTCGTTTACGAAAAGGTTAAGAAGGTTTTAAACATGCTTGGCGTTAAATCGCTTGAAGCCGCAATGCAAGCTTCTTCACTCGTAATATCGAACCTTATAAAATCTGCTATAGGTTAAAGCTTTTCTCTTACACATTCTTTGATACATTCCGTCAGATCATCTTTTGTCGGCGGAGTGTATCCTTTTTTTACTATGTACAAAACCAAAGCTTTAAATCTGTAGTGAGTACCCAAAAGCAGATACCCAGTGAAAAGGTTAGTTATCACCAGCAACCCTATTGCTATTGCCATCTTCCCCACCTCCCTTCCTCAGCTTCTGCACCAGCGCCAGCAGCTCATCCAGATACTCCAGCTTGTCCCAGCCTTCCAGTTCGCAGACCATGAGGTCCATGCGGATGTCTGCCAGCAGGCGCAATTTCATCTTTTCTCTCGCCAGACGATTAAACGCGCGGCGTGTTGCCGGTGCATCTGGCGTAAACTGTATGCTCATTTTTTTGCCTTCTTCCCTACCGCCTCGCGTTCCGTGCTATAATAAAAGCACAGGAAGGAGATGAGAATATGGTCACAACTTATAGGATAGACACAAGTTCGCTTTCGCCGGATGAGTATGAGCGGTTTTATGATGCTGTGGATCGCTTCGCTTTTATGATTTGCGTAGGGAAGCCGCGCATACTCGAGGTTACATGGGATGAAAACGAACCATTAGAAAAATTAGTACCTATTCCACCGGGATGTCTTTGGTATAAATTTTAATGGTGATTTTTTCGGCTTCAGGGCTACGTTCGACAATAGCCCTGAAGCTTTTTTTGCTGTTTATCGTATTCAGCAGCTGTTGAGCTGCTAACATACACAAACAGAAAGTTTTTTCTGTGATATTGATTGAGAGTGCAGGTTCTTCTTTCATACCTTCGCCTCCGTTTCATCTTATCTAAGCTTTTCGGCTAAATATCCTTTCAGCAGATGTTTACCAATTCTGCTGTTGCTATGCGGTAATGTTTTGGGATTGATTAAAAACACCATTTCATTACCGCAGCATTTGCACTTAATCTTCCAGAAGCCAATCGTTTCAGACGGTTGGCTTCTGTTATTCCATGAACGTCTACGCATTTTTCACCTCCGTTTCCTTCAGCGCAGCATCTGCCTGCTCATATTCCTCAAGCATCTGCAGGCGCTGTGCCTCTAACGCCTTATAGACCTTTTCATAGGTCTCGGCTCTTTCTTGCCAGAATTCTACTTCTATTTTCGCTCTGCTCTTTTTCGCATTTATCTGTGCTTCCCGAGCCTTGAGCTGCAAAGCGCCGGCAGCGACTGAGACATCATTATAGGTAAGTGTAAGTTTCATAACGACATCCTCCTTTACTTCTTTCCCATCGCCAGCGCCATGCTGGCTTCTCTTTTTACTCAACCACCTCGCAGCAGTGCTATAATAAAAGCACAGGAAGGAGGTGATTTTATGAATACTTCAAACCATTTCTTTAAGACTGCCCAAGTTTGCGAAAATGGACATCTGCGAAACAGCGATACTAGCACACACTCTGCTAAAAATGAAGATTTTTGCTCAATATGTGGTGCTAAAGTTATTTCTGCTTGTCCCCATTGCAGTAGCCAGATTCGTGGAGCCTACTATATGAATAAGCCAATTTATTCCGGTACTATGTGCAATGTGTTGGAAGGAAGAAAATTGTCATCACATATTTCTGGCTATAAAGATGTTAAGATTTCCGCTGCCGTTGATGTTCCAGCCTACTGTCATAATTGCGGTAAGCCATATCCTTGGACTGAAGCTACTATGCGAGCTGCCGAACACATCATTGACATGTTGGACGAATTAACCCCAGACCAGAAAAAACAGTTAGTAGATTTTATACCAGACATCATCGTTGAAACTCCCCAGTCTCGTTATGCTGCTCTGGTCTACGCCAAGTTTCTTGATAGCCTTCAAGGACTTGCTGTTGATTGCTTCAAAGATTGGCTTAAGAAAAACGTATTGCCTACGCTTTTGGTCTTGATGAATATGCAAGAGCAATAAAGTAAAGGCCGACATGTCAGGACATTTTTGAAACTTGCAATGATACTGGCGCTTCATCAGCCAACAGTCACATATCTTCGACAGCTTCTTGCCACATTTATTGCAGAAGTTTCCTTTTTTGACGACTTCCCCGCAATGCGGGCAGGTCGTCATTTCTTTGCCCATCGCCATCACCTCCCTATTCTTCCTTCAGCGCAGCATCTGCCTGCTTGTATTCCTGGTCAGCCTTTTCACGCTGAGCCACTACAGCCTCATAGACCTTTTTGTAGTTTTCGGCTCTTTCTTGCCAAAACTTAACATCATTGTCCATATCACCCAACTTTGCGCATTCCCGCGCTCCGGTTGCCGCTTCCTCAGCCTTAAGCAGCAATGCATGACAAATGGTCGAGACCTCATCATAAGTAAGCTCAAGTTTCATTTCATCACCTCTGTGTAGCATTTATGCAACACTATCTGCAAAAAAAATTTCCGTAGGATTGCTAATGTCAGCAATTTTTGCAATCATATTAGCTTCTTCAACTGTAATAGGTGTCTTACCATTAAGCTTTGCATTCATACTTTTCACAGATAAATGCAGGGCTTTAGCCAATTTTACCTGAGTAATTCTTTTCTCAGCTAAAACGCCTCTTAATTTATTCAAGTCCAATTTGCTCACCTCCTAAAGATTGCTTTGTTGCATTTCTGCTACGATTATAATACACCGTTCCGAAATATAAGTCAAGCATAAATGCAACAATTTTTACTTTTTCCTTGTACTTATGTTGCATTTATGGTATTATTCTACTAAAGGAGTTGACTATAATGAGCGAAAAAGAATTAACTGATTTAATCGAACGCATAAAAGAACGACGTCTAAAGTTGGAAATGTCTTATCAAGATTTATCCGATGCTACCCAAATAAGTAAATCAACCTTGCAACGCTACGAAACTGGTTACATTAAAAAGGTTCCTATTAATCAAATTGAAATCTTAGCCAAAGCCCTGCATACCACGCCTAGCTACTTAATGGGTTGGGATGCTCCCCCTTCCCCTTCTCTCTCCCTCACCCAGCAGGAAGAAACACACATAAAAAAATACCGCCAGCTGGATGCTGACGGCAAGGAAGAAATTGACGATCTGATTGATGTTAAGCTGGCCAAGCTCCAGCGCTAGGCGGAAGAAGGCGCGGAGAGTTTAGGATAATAAGGTGGACTTAATCATTAAGCATTTCGGCGTACATTGCACCCATGTCTTCCCTTTCATCGTACAAGTTATCCAGTTCTTCCCTCATATCACACAACTTCGTAATTAGGTACTGTAAATTTTCTTCTGTAATCTGCAGGGGAATGTCCTCTTCCTTGAATCGGCTGTTAAAGCGTATGGCTTCAGTACTAAAGTCACGCGTTAGCTCATCAATATAAGATTTTGTTAAAACCATAATAACCTCCAGAAAGGATGAAGAATAGGGCATTTAAAGCATCTTGCTTCTAATCAGTCGTTCCATTATAAGCAGCCGTTTTTCATTTTGCTTTTTATCCATATAATAGTACTCCATAATCTGTCTTACATGCAAAGAACATACCCATCCAGCTATAAAAAAACTGATTATGGTATTAATGATTAAGATAATGATTATAGTGATTGTTTCCATGATAGCACCTCTGGGTATATCATATCATATGTTTTGCGTTATAACAACATATTCAGTTTTAGAATACCGCCAGCAAAAGACAAGCAATTTGCGTTTTATGCAAATTGCAAATTCTGATAAGCCTGCAAGCGGAAGAAAAAACGCCCCCATATCGGGGGCGCAACGATAAATATATTAGTTTACTGCGATAAAGCGTTTAGACAATGCTTCTTGTAATATTTTGGATAAGCTCAGACCTTCTTCAGCGGCCTGTTCATCCATCCAGCGTGGAAGGCTGATGGTGCGTTTTACCGCCCTATTGTCCTTAATATCTGCCTGAATAAAATTTACAAATTCGTTATCATCTAATTCGATGCTTTGCAAATTGCTAGGTGCGGGAATTTCTTCCTTGCTATCCTTCAAATATTCAATCCACTGCGTGAGCGCAGCTTCGGCCATCTTCATGGCGTTGCCCAAAGATTTGCCCTCGCTGATGCAACCAGGTAAATCCGGGAAAATAATAGTATACGTACCATCCTCGTTTGCATGGAACACAGCAGGATAAACGTATTCTTGTGGTGTTTGCCTCCTTTTCATGTTGCGACTTCCTCCTTTTATTGTTAAATGCTATTGAATTTATGATTGCGATTATAGTAAGAAGCCCGCAAAGCGGGCGGAGTAAAAAGTAATCCCTATTTTACTCCCGCAGCTTTGAGGATTGCTTTCGCTGTCAACTCGTTCAATTCCCGGTGCCTTGGAACCTGAACGGAGCGGCTACCTGGTTTTTTATAGATTGTGTGATCGCCATCATCACGCTCTAGCTTATAACCCGCTTTTAACAGCAGTTTTACTAAATCTCGCCGTTTCACTTCATCACCTCAATTCCATTTATAAATTCCTTACACCTATATTATAATACGTAATTTACGTAATGTAAAGTAAAAAGTAAGTAATTTACGTATTTTTTGCCAATATCAATACTTTTATAAATAAGAAAATCCCCCGGTGTTACCAGCACCGAGGGACCTGCAAGAACGTGTTACCAGCACGCTCAATTATCAACCCCATACCAATAAGAGCTGATATAATATTATAACATATTATACGCGGCTCTTACAATCATAGCTATTGAAAGGAGCCGTGTATTATGGCTAAACACGCTATTACTATACCCCAAAACCCAAAAGCTGCTCTGTATATCCGCGTCTCCACCGACATGCAGGCAGATAAAGACAGTCTGCCGCTGCAGGAAAGCGACCTGCGCAAGCTCGCAGACCTTAACGGCATCAAGGACATTGAAGTATTTTGTGATGCCGGTTTTTCCGGCAAGAACCTCAACCGCCCTGCCTTCCGCTCTATGATGGACCGCATCCGCGCCAGAGAATTCAGCCACCTTTACGTCTGGAAGCTCGACCGCATCAGCCGCAACCTGCTGGACTTCTTAGAGCTGTATGACGAACTCAAATGTTATGGTGTTGCCTTCGCCAGCAAGAATGAGTCCTTCGATACTCAATCCCCCGGCGGCGAAGCAATGCTTAAGATTTTACTTATTTTCGCCGAATTGGAGCGCAAAACCATTGCAGAACGTGTAACTGCAGTCATGCTCGGCCGCGCGAACGAAAATAAATGGAACGGCGGCAGGGTGCCGTTTGGCTATATGCCTGGACCTGTCACTACAGATGCCAACGGCAAGAAATGTAAAAGCTGGCCGGTTCCTGATCCAATTGAAGCTCCCATCGTCCGAGCCATCTTTGAACTGTATTTGCGCGAGAAAGCTTTGAAGAAAGTAGCTGCAGCACTCAACACCGCCGGCTACAGAAGCCGCAAAGGTACTCTATGGAGCGATACAACGGTAAGATGCATCCTAAAGAACCATTTCTATAAGGGTGAATATGTCTATAACCGTCAAAACCCCAATGCCGGCCGGCGCGAAGATTTTTACCGCTCTGAAAATGACTGGGTAGTTGTTACCGGCCAGCATGAAGCCATTGTACCGGAAGAGACCTGGCGCAGGTGTAACGAAATGCTTTCCAAAAACAGAAGCTGGCTGGCCCCCATCGGCAGTCTTGTAAGCGCACAGGATAAATACATCTTTGGCGGCCTGCTGCAGTGCGCTGAATGTGGCTACACGATGAACTCTAAGGACCGTACCCGCATCCACGACCACACCCACAGCTCTTATTATTACTGTACAGGTCGTTGGAAAGCGCCGGTTGTTTGTACCGGAGAACATTCCGGATACGCCTCCGACCGCGTACTGCTGCCACAGATACTTAAGCTCATCGCCAGAATGATTGAAGCCTGCGCCAATGCCATTAAATTCGCCAACGCTGAGCAGCTGGTAAGCTACCTGCTCAATGACAACCTAATCCCCGGCGCGACCGGCATCGAAGAAGCGCAAAGGATTTACATGATTGTACGTGCTCACGTCAAACACATCTACGGCGTTGACCAGGCCAACCAGTATAATCCCAACGCCCTGCTTGTCGAGCAGAGCCAGAAAGAAAAAGAGAAGCAGGAACGTGCCCTCAGCCGCCTGAAAAGAGCCTACCTGTTTGATGATGGCGATATGTCAGAAGCCGAATACTTCGAGCAGAAGGCAGCCATTGAAGGCACCATCGCCAAGCTTGACAAGCAGATAAAATCCCTCTCAGGCAATGACATCGGTGCCGATGAAGCCTATCTTGCCCAGCTCTCAAAGCTCATAATGATAAAAAAGCTGCAGAATACCAATAGCGATTTTGATTATTATAAGCTGGCCAAAGCTATCGGTAGGAAACCTATCCATGATTTTCTCACTGAAATCATCAGCAGAATCATCATAGGAGAGCAGAACCGGATTATCAAAATTATTTTCAAAAACGGTGTTTCCATCACATTGCAATATGAAAAATAAAAAAATACCCAATCATCATACGTGCGATGATTGGGTATTGCCTGTTTATAAGGGTGCTACTTCTTGATACACTACGCATTCCCCATGCTCGTCAGCTCGTATCTTCTGGTCCGTATGGAAGGCAGAATTGAAAAGCTGAGTGCCAATATCGACACCCTAACCCGTGTATTGCAGGAAAGACTTGTGATGCAATTTCCATATGTACAGCAGTAAATAGTATATACAAGCAAAAATATACTAAAGAACTAATCATATGGCACAGGGGCTGTCGTACCTAGCAGTACGGCAGCCCATCTTTATAGAAAAGGAAAATAATATGCGCTATAAAATAATTACCTATACTCTCTTTCTTCTCTTTGCACTTGGTCTTATCGGCATAGCCTCCATAGTCAGCGCACAGGCGAGGCCTGCCAGCACCTATACAGCACATGTGGTACGCATTATAGATGGTGATACCATTCATGTACGCGATATAACAGGCGAAGCACACCGCATCCGCCTTGCTATGATAGATGCACCGGAAAGGGAGCAGCCCTTTGGCACGGAATCAACAAAAAAACTAAGCGAACTGTTACGACAAGGCACAGTCCGCTTGAAAGTTAAGTGTATTGATAAGTATAACCGTGAAGTTGCTTTTGTATATTGCGAAGGAAAGGACGTGAGCGCCGAAATGCTGAAAGAAGGCATGGCACTGCATTACCACATGAACTTCGATAAATGCGAAATATACGATAAATTTGAGGCAGCAGCAAAGCACTGCCGCCAAGGCTTATGGTCACAGGAAAAAATAGAAAAGCCTTGGGATTTTAGAAGAAAACATCGGAAGGAGAATGAATAA